AACTCAGTCCCCCTCTCAGCACGTTTTCCACATAGGTGATGGGCCCACGCTTACCGGCTTCAGCAAACTTGTGACTGATAAAAGCGTCGAATCCCATGCCACATGTGCAGAAAAACGGGTGACCATTGATGATGCCATAGTCGAGTTGATGGATTTTGCAGGCGTTGATGATTTGAATGGCCTTTGTGATGTTGAGGGGAAGCAACAGATGGCGGGCCAAACCGTTGCCCGATCCGCAAGGAATGATGCCCAAGGCCGTCGGCGAATGGACGATGGCGCGGGCCACCTCGTTGACGGTTCCGTCGCCACCAACGGCAACGACAATGGGCACGTGGTGCTCTTTGGCTTCGGTGGCGAGTTCGGTTGCATGTCCGGCATAAGCCGTCAGCTTGATTTCGTAATCGAAAGCATTGTGATCGAGATAGCGTTCGATGAGTTTTGGGATTCCGGCCTTACTGATTGTCCCCGAAATGGGGTTCATGATGAAAATGATTTTCTTTTTCTCCATCTGTTGTTTGGTCTGTTTTGCATAGATATCTGTGCGTGCAAGGCAAACAAGTTCGTGTGTTTTGCCGGGTGCAGCCGTTTATTTTTGCAAAGATAATCATTTGAGTTGTATGATGTTTTTTTCTTTATGATATTTTGACGAAATAGTATATTTCTTATCAAAATGTTCATCATGTGTGTAATTTTTTGTATCTTTGCAGCCTAAAAAGTATTAAAAGTAGTTTTCTACACCTATTTGAAATGGGACAATTACAAGAAAGATACAAGAATTATCGCGAGCCTCAGAAGTTTATGAAGGCTGGTGTGTATCCTTATTTCCGCGCGATTACGAGCAAACAGGGTACAGAAGTTGAAATGGCAGGCCATAAAGTCTTGATGTTTGGCTCGAATGCCTACACAGGATTGACGGGTGACGAACGCGTGATAGCTGCAGCGAAGCGCGCTTTGGACAAATATGGCTCCGGGTGGGCCGGGAGGGGGGGCTTCTGGTCAGGGGAGGGGGGAGTGGCCTCGCCGTTGTCGGCGGGGACGGGGGTGAGGTCCTGGTTGGTGCTCATGATGGTTCCTTTCGGTTGATGAGCGGATAGGTTCTCACTATGAGCCGTGTAAAATATGCGACTCAGCCGATCTTGTGCCAGGACGGCTTCGGCGGATCGACGAAGCCCAGGACGGCGCAGGGCTTGCCCTCGTGGTCGAACCCAGCGGTGATGTCGATCTCGATCAGCGGACCGAGGATCCCCCAGCCGAGCAGTTCGCCGGCGTCGGTGGGCGTGAGAGCCATCTTGCCGAGGAACTCGTTCAGTGAGACGGAGTCCCCGTGCGTGATCTCGTGGTTGCACTCGTTGACCGCGTTCTCGACGAAGGTGCGAGTCGCCCGGAAATATCTCCCGGTGAAGGACTCGTACCAGAGGATCTCGACGTTCGGGCGGTCCTGGACGACCGGACTCTCCCGGACGATGCGCTCGGTACGGCGCTCCTGGATCTTCTCCTGGACCTCCTTGCGCGTCTCCTCGGGCAGGGACTCAACCGCCTTGCGAATATCCCCCAGCTCGGTCTTGGCGGCGCCGAGGGCGAGGGAGGCGGCGGCGAGTCGGCTCGCGCTGATGCGATTCGCCGCGATGATGCACCCGATGGTGAACGCCCCGCACGCGACGGGCCGGATGTAGCACTTCCACCTGGCCTTGACGAGATTGACGAGGTCCTCACGGCGGGTGTCGCCGCGCTGATAGCGGATCTCCTGCGCCTTGACGTGAGCGCGAGCCGACTCGACGGCCGTGGCCCCGACGCCGGCCACTGCGAGACCCGTGAGGATCCCGACGGAGTGCCTGGCGACGAAACCTGCGATCGGTGTGATTCCGATCATGGTCGTTCCTTTCTTAAAGACGATGAGACGCGTGGATACACATTCTCACTATGGGACCTGTGAAAATATCACGCCGTGTGAACCCCGACCCCCTGCGATCCTTGAGGGGACCGCGGGGGTCGGGGGAGAGTGATGGTCACGGAATGAAGCGGCAGGCCATCGGTAGGGCCTTCGACGCGATCACGGCGATGCGCTCCGCGAATACGATGAGTCCCACCGAGCCGACCTGTGCAGCCGCGCTCACGACCGTCGGGGCGATCGGCGGCTTCTCGGCGACCCTGCGGTGCGAGGCGTGGTCGAGGGTCTTGAGCTCCTGATCGGAGATCTTGACCCAGCGATCAGTGTCCTCGTTCTGGAGGGTGCTGGAGAGCCGCTCGAGGTCCATGACGGCCTTGAGCGTCGGCTGATAGTTGGGGTCGGACGGGGTCATCGTCGCGAGGTGCTCGCGCGCGTACGCGGCGAGGTCTTCCACAGATGGGGTGGTGTCAGACATAGTGTTCCTTTCTACTCACTACGCGACCTGTGAATATCCCGGTCAGCTGTGGACGACCTTCAGGTTGACCACGCCGGACAGCGACTCCGGCTTCTCGCCCAGGACGGCGTATACAACCCCGCCGTCCTCGCCCTTCTTGACGTGGAGCTCGCCGTCGCCCGTGGTGGCGTACTTCGCGCTCGAGAGCTGGAGCAGGGTGCCCACGAAGGTGGTCAGAGCGGTGATGGTGCCCACGACCGCCTCGACGTGGGGGAGGCCCCAGATCGAGGCGAGCGCGACGTACAGGGTGGCCAGCGCCGGGGCCAGGACCTGCACGACCCACTTCAGTGTGTTGTACGCCTTGTTATTGAGCTGCATATTTGCGTGTATCCTCTCTGCCGTTGCGGACCGGGAGTCGGTCCACCTCGTTGATGATGCGCTCGGCGATTCCGTTTCCGCCGAGCTCGGCGTATGGCTTGACAAGGTACGTCATCCAGTCCTCGTACTCGTCCCAGGTGATCCACCCGCGACGAATGTACTTCCGTCCGACGTTGATGATGCGATCGTGGGCGAGTCCCCGTATCACATGGTCCACGGCCTGACGGTTGTCCGCCTTGACATGAACGACCAGAATCCGGATGACGCGAGGGCCGATCCGAATACGGTCAGGAACAGCTCCAGCGCGTGCACTCAGCCCATCACCGCCGCGATGGGATAGCACGCCGCCCTGGTGGTGACGGGGACGGCCGTGACGGCACCGGTGATGCCGATGACCGCCGCCTGGTTCTTGCTGTACACGTAGTTGAGCCAGTGACTGACCGTGGTGTTGCGCCAGTCCGGCTTGGCGAGGAACAGCGGCAGGATCATCGTGTCGTTGAAGTAGTTGATCGTGTAGCTGCTGTCCCTGACCATGGCGCCGACGCCGGCGGTCGTGATCATCCCAGGCTGCATCAGCGAGACCTTGACGTTGAGTCCCGTGACCTCGCTGGGGAGGGTCTTGTTGTCGAACTGGGTCGCGTAGTTGTGCGCCCGCGTCATGATCTTGTCCGATCCGAACACGTTGGCGAACCTGTTCAGCGCGACGATGTTCAGGGTGTTCGAAACCATGTACGTCGATGGCACGCTCGTCATGTCGCCAGTGTGGAACTGGACCGAGTCGAACAGCTCCCGCGCCATCACCACGATGTGGTTGTTCTCCACACCCGGCTGCCCGAGCCAGTAGTTGAACCCCGCGATGATGTAGCGGACGTTGTTCCGCAGCCAGTAGTCCCCCAGCCAGAGGTCGGTGAACCGCCCGCTCTTGATGGCCTGCTGCTGGGCGTTCGTCATGTGGTCGCCCAGGAGCTTCCCCCTGAAGATCTGGTTGTGGATCGCCGGCTGCTGCGCGAACGACTCGAACCCCAGCTGGTTGGTCGGGACCAAAGCCGTGTCGAGGTCCCGAGTCAGGCATGGGAAGGACACGGCCTCGTCGGAGGAGACCGTCCGCATCTTCGTGACGTCCCAGTTCTTCTTGATCTGCTTGACGTCGGTCTCGATGGCGGCCAGCTTGACGTTCGCGTCGGGCGGGCTGAGCGCCGCGTCCTTGACGGTGTTGAACCAGCTCTCCCACGAGGCCCGCGCGTCGGACAGGATCTTGCCGACGTCGATGCTGGCATCCGGGGCGACGACCCAGGGGCACTGGGAGCCGCCGCGGTTGTCCGTGATCATCGTAGCGTCGATGGTCGTGGCGTTGGCGTTGACCCGGATCGTGGCGACGACGTACTGGTGCAGCATGTCGGTCTGGATGCCCTCCGGGACGGACGGCGCCGCCGAAGGGGTTCCGGTGAGGACCCTCAGGCGGACGGACCGGACCTCCGGGGACTCGTTCACCTCGATGCAGACCGCGTCGATCCTGGCGTAGGTGTTGTGCGCCGCCGCCAGGGCGAGGTAGATCGTCTCGTCGCACTCGAACCAGCGGTGGTTGAACCAGCACCTGCCCGGCGCGATCCTGACCGCGAGCCCGTTGTACGGCGAGACCTTGAACGCCTCGAGGTAGTTGGCGAATATCCCGTCGGCGATGATGCCGTCGAACATCCTGCCCATGTCGAGGGCGGAATATCGTCGGTCGCCGTTGTCGGAGTCGAAGAACCCGTATCTTTGAGTCAAAACTTCTCCTTACATCTTGATCCCGGGGGTCTTCTTTACCCCGTTCTGGTCGAAGGTCCAGGTGAACTCCGAGATCATGGCCTCGAACTCGGTCTGGAGCCCGAACCACGCGGATCGGACCTTTCCGGAGCCGAGGTAGGGCGTCCATCGGAACAGCGTTCCGAGCTGATAGTCCCGTCCGTATACCAGATCGTTCGAGAAGGTCGCGGGAGTCGTCGCGACGGTCTGGATTCGGGACTGGGACTGGATGATCTTCTTGGCTTGGCCGTCGTCGTTCGGGGTGCCCATCTGGGTCCACGCGTTCTCCAGATATGAGAGCGTGGCCATGGCCTCCTTGTACTGCATGCCGTCCAGGTTGTACTTCAGGTACTTCTCGACCCTGTTCCAGGACGTGACGTTGTCCGCATTGTACGTGGGGGACCTGTAGATGCGCGTCCCGACGACGTTGAACTCGTCGTAGACGGGCGATCCGGGGGACTTGCGCTCCTCGATCTTGGGAATCTCGACGAGGGCCGCGTTGGCGTACTCGGTCGTGCTGATCCCGAACTCCAGGGACTCGATGTAGTCCGTGAAGTCGGGGAGCGGGTCCGAGACCTCGGTCGGGATGATCCGCATCTGCCAGGCCCGGCGCTGCTGGCCGATCACGACGAAGTCGAAGCCGTGGCGGTAGCGGAACGGCGTGTTGCGGTTGCACGAGGCGAGGACGGCGTCCAGAACGGTGTCGCCGACGTTGAAGTCGAGCTTGAACACCGACAGCCACGGCTCCTTGACGCGCGGATCCTGCCAGATACTGAGATAAGGATTCGGATACCGGTCGATCATCTCGTACTTGAGCAGATCCATCAGGGTCTTGTGCAGAGCCGGATTCGGATTCGTCTCGTAGTACGGCCAGGCCATGGGCCCGAGGCTGATCCTCCTGAACGAGAGCATGTTCTCAATGCCCTTGTAATTCAGGATGACGCGGGGCTCCTCGCCCTTGACCACGATCCGGCTGGACACGAGATTCATGACGTGGTTGGACTCGGAGAAGTGGAGGTAGTGCCCGTTCGGGTAGTTCCGGGCGTCGAGCGCCAGCGGATAGTACCCGATCGGGAGCTCGAGGGTGGCCTCGCCCACGTCCCCGAAGCGCTCCGTCCAGACGGCTGAGTAGAAGTCGTCCACGATCACCATGTCGTTCGAGTGATCGCCGAACTGGTTCCACCTGTAGGCGGACTCGATCGTGAATATCACTTCAGACTCCCAGATACTTCTTGGTGTACTTGACGGTCGCGATATAGCGGCCGCGAGACGCCGTGAATATGGTGAGCGAGTTCTCCCCCGGGTACAGGATCGGCCAGTTCCCCTGCTCCCAGGTGGTCCAGGCTAGATCGACCGTGCTGTCCTTGTTGGGGGAGGTGTACTTGACGGAGCGGGACCCGATCTCGGACACGACGGTGAGCGTGCCATTGACCTTCATGACGCCGCCGACGTTCTGGGCCTCGAGATAGGTGTTCCGGTCGCCCTGTATGACGACGGAGTTGCCCGGGAGGTCCAGGAACTTGATGTCGATGGACATCCCGACCGGGACGGTCCCGTCGTAGGTGATGTAGTACTGCCACTTCGGCAGCGTTCGGCTGAACTCGATCTCCGGGGCGTAGGTCGGGTTCGAGAACGGGAACTCGAACAGCGGGCCGACGTCGGTGAGGACCTCGGTCGTCGTGATGAGGGACCCCGTCTCGGTGAAGAACGGGTCCGGACAGCGGATTCCGACGGTGTACGTGGAGTACTTGTTGAAGATGTCCGGCTCGAAGGACTCGACGTAGCCGCTGGTCTCCAACTCGCCGTGGTCCATGACGAATGTGAGCGTGACTCGCTCCTGGACGGGAAGGAGGCGGTAGAGCCACCGCCGGACTCGCTCGAGGTCGATGCCGACGGGTTTGAGAGTGAGGGTGATGTCCCTGGTTCCGGCGCGTGAGCCGTTGTAGTAACCGCCGGACCGGGCCCCGTAATTCGTGACGAAGATGTCGCTCTTCACGGGACCCAGTCCGTCGATCTTGAGCACCGCCACGCCGGTGCCCCATGGATCCGAGAGACTCAGGATGGCGTTAGTGCCGTTGTCCGCCGTCACTGACACGGCTCGGATCATGTCTCCTCCTACATGTACTCGAGACGGGCGACGAGGTTCCTCGTCTGCCTCGCGATGTCCGCCTCGGACAGTGCCTCGGGCGAGTTGTTGGTCTGGTTGAACGTGATGTTCGGACGCATGTTCTCGTCCGGGGACTGGTTCTGCTGGGCGGCCCTGGCGAGCTCGGCGGTGGCGGCGATGCCGTGGACCGACGCCGGAATATCAACCGCCTGGATGGCGGCGAGTCCCTTGTGCAGGTCGGTCATGTCGAGGACCGGCCTGACGGTGGGGTTGAATGCGCCGAACTCGGCGTTGACGCCGTCCTTTAGGGCGTTGTTAAACGCCTGGACGGTGTCCTCGGCCAGAGTGGTGGTGGCGGTGAGCGCCTCCTTGCCGTTCCGGTCGATGCCGAGCGCCAGACCCTGTACCATGTACTTGCCGATGCCCGCCATGACGCGGGAAGGCGACTTGATGCCCAGGGCGTCCTTCGCGCCGTCGACGAGCCCGCTGACCCAGCCCGTGACCTTGTTCACGAGCCAGTCCTTGAGTTCGACGATGCCGTTCCAGATGCCCTTGACGATGTTCTTGCCGATGACGATCCAGTCGCTCGCGACGCCCTTGAAGAAGTTGATGATCGCTACGACGATCTTCTTCAGGGCCGCGCGCAGGCGGGGACCGTTCTGGTCGATCGCGTCTGCCAGCCCCTCGATGAAACTGATGATGAGGTTGAACGCGGCCGCGATGATGTCGCCGATCTTCGAGGCGATGCCGTTGATGAGGTTGACGATCAGCTCGGCCGCAACGACGGCGAACTGGTACGCGTTGTCCCTGAGCTGCTGGAGCAGCGTCATGATCAGGAACAGGAACGTCTCGATCAGAGTCGGACCCGTGTCATGAAGAACCTGCGCCATGCCGAGGAGCAACGAGATGATAGCGTTCGCGACGACCGGCGTGCTCTCGATGATCGCCGTGGCGATGGCCCAGATGATGGCCACGATCGCGTCCTTGATCGCCGGGGCGTTCTGCCCGAGCGTGACGATGATCGCGACCAGCCCTTCGGCGATCGCTTTGGCGAGGACCGGGATGGTGCCGGACAGCAGGTTGATACCCGCCGCCAGAACGGCGAACGCCGGAGCTCCGACCGCCGCGACGACCGTGAGGAGGGCCGTCAGGGCCGTCAGGACGACCGCGAACGACACCACGACCAGACCAAGACCCGCCAGTGCGACCGCCAGAACCATGAGGCCCTCGGCGCCGGCCATGGCGAGCTTGCCCGCCGTGATGACGATGAACAGACCGGCCGCCATGGCGCCCAGGGCGATGGCGATCGACTTGACGTCCATGCCGCCGATGGTCTGCATGCTCTTGGCGAGGATCATGATGCCAGCGGCGGCCATGATCAGCGCGGCGCCGCCCGTGGCGTCGTCGTCCACCGACTCCATCGCCGCCGACAGCCCGCCGAGGACCATCTGGATGGCGAGGACGGAGGCAGCGAGGTTGAGCCACGGGATCTCGGCCAGCATCTGAACGGACTTGCCGATGGCGAGGAGCACGGCGGCCGTGGCCAGCATCGCTCCGGCGCCGACCGGATTGGCGGTCGCCGGGATGCGCTGGACGGACGCCATGAACTTCATCAGGAGCCCCGAGACGATCGTCCCCTTGGCCAGGGTCGGAATATCCATGCTCCCGAGCTTCTCCACGGCCTTGGCGGCGATGTAGAGGGCCAGAGCGGTGGCGACGATGACGCCCGAGCTGGCGCTCCGCGACACCGAGACGACATCGCCGGAGGCCGCGCCCATGTCCTTGGTTCCCTTGAGGTAGTTCCCCATTAACTCGAGCAGGTACTTCGAGACGATGGTTCCCTTGATGAGGGTCCCGACGTCCAGGCTGCCGAGCTTGGCGACCGCCGACGCGGCGAGGTAGAGCCCCAGAGCGACGCCGATGATGGCCGTGGACTTGAACGAGGACAGGTCCAGCTCGTCCATGGACTCCATCATGCCCTGCATCTGCGTGGTCAGGAACGACAGGGCCAACCCCGCCTTGAGGAGGTCACCGGTGTCGATCTTGGCCAGCTTGTTGACCGCGATGGCCATGATGGCGAGACCGCCCGCGACAAGCAGGAGCGCCGCGCCCACGACCGCCATCTTCCCGCCAGTGGCCTCGAGCTTGTCGATGGCCTTCATGACGGAGACGAGGGTGGTCACGATGGCGGCGATCGCCATAATGCCGTTGGACAGGTCGTCCGTGGCGACGTTGGACAGGATCCAAAGCGCCGCGGCGAGGACCGCGATGGCGGCCGCGATCGTCAGGAACGACCTCGCCTTGATGTTCTGAGCTGTCGCGTCGGCGACACCGGCGAACGACTGGAGCAGCTCGGTGAATCCCGAGATCGGCTCGGTCGCGGCCTTCATGGCCTGGGCGATCTTGTAGATGCCCGCCGTGAGCCCGCCCGCGAGAAGCAGGTTCAGGAGCTTGACCAGCCCCAGCTCGCCCTCGTCGATGGTGAAGGCGTTCTTGAGCGCGGTGCCGATGTGTCCGAAGACGTTCTTGACAACGGTCCAGACCTTCTCGAGGATCTCCTTGACCGGGCCGAAGTTCCGAACGGCGAAGTCCTTGACCGAGGCCCAGAACTCCTCCCATTTTGACTTGGCCGCCGTGGTCGCCGTGGATGCGGTCGCGGTGACGGATGCGGTCGCGGTCGCAACGGCCGCCTGAGCGCCCGAGGTGTCGACCGGCGGAACGGTGATGTTGCCGGCCTTGTCCTTGAGCTTGGCGACGAGCGAGTCGACGCCGGCCCGGATGCGATCGAGGCCCGCCGTGATGCTGCTGCCGAACGCGGCCTTGACGCCCTCGGCGAACTCCTTCGCCTTGAGGTAGGCGTTGTGGAGCGACTCGGCGACGCCGCGCATCTTCTCGCCGAACGGGGTGAGCCCGGCCAGCAGATCAGCGCGATTGCCGAACACCTCGGCGAAGACGTGCCCCGCCTCGGTGACCTTCGCCTTGAGCGCGTCGAACTTGGCGCCGAGGTTCGCCTTGACCTGCTCGCCGAGAGCCCTGAGCGAATCCCCGGCCTCCTTGAGGCGCGGTGACAGCCACTCCTTGGCGGACTGGCCGACGTTGTGAAGCGCCGTCTTGAGCGCCTCGAACTTCTCAGTGAGTCTGGCGCCGACGGCGGCCTTGAACCTTCCGAGAGCGTCCGACGCCCCTTCGACGCCCGCCGTGAAGTGGCTGCTGATCCAGTCGCTGACGACCTTGAGCTTCGGGTTGAGCCAGTCGATCATCTTGCCGACCGGGTCGAGAGCCGTGAGCCACTTGTTCAGGGCGATGGGGCCCTTTGCGATGGCCGCAGTGAAGGACAGGACCCCGTTCGTGCCGGCGCCGGTGAAGATGCCGACGAGCGTGAGGATCTTGTCGCCGAGCCATGAGGCCAGCTTGAACAGCTGGGTGAACGGGATGGTCGCGATGTGGACGATGCTCCACAGACCGGCGAAGGTCTGGCGGAGCTTCTCCGTGGCCTCGTCGCTCAGAACGAACGCCGCCGTCACCTTCTCGAGGAGATGGGCGAACGTCGCGAGCGCCTTGGCGGGGGACCCTGCGAAGGCCTCCTTGAAACCGCCGACGAACGCGCGCACCGGCTTGGCGATGATGTTGAACAGGTTCCCGATCGTGTTGAGGATCGAGGTCCTGCCCCCCAGCGCCACGAACTCGGCGGTGACGGCCGACATGCTGGCGAAGAAACCGTCGATCGGCGCCTTGATGGTGTTGCCGACCGCGGTCCACAGCGCCTTCGACTCGTTCAGGTCGCCGATCATGGTGCGCCAGAACTGCGCCCAGCCGGAGCCGAGCGCCTCCTGGACGCCGCCGACGACCTGCGAGAAGGTCTTGTACTCGGTTGCAGCCGACTTGGCCATCGCCGCGTACTGCTGAATATCGGCGATCTGCTCGTCGGTGTAGCCCATCGAACGGAGCTGCTCGTCCGAGAGATCACCGGTGAGCTGGGTCAGCGTCTCGATCATGATCTCAGACGTGAGCCAGTTCTCGCGCAGTGACTCGCGGAAAGAGCCGTTCTTCTCGATCAGGGCGTCGACGTTCGTGCCGTAGGTCGCAGCCGTGCGCTTCAGAGCCTCCTGGAACGCCTCTCCGCCCATGGAGGCGTGCTCGATCGACATCCAGTCCTGGAGTCGAACAGTGCCCGTGGCGAGCGCCTGCGACAGCTGCTGCATGGCGGTGGCCGCCTGAGTGGAATCCGCGCCCATGACGGCCGCGAGATTCGACATGCCCTTGATGGCGGCGACCGAGTCCTTCAGACCAACGCCGGCGGCGGTGAACCGTCCGATGTTGGTAGTCATCTCGGTGAAGTTGTAGACGGTGTCGTCGGCGTACTTGTTCAGCTCGTCGAGGGCGGCGGTGATCGTGTTGAGATCCTCGCCCTTGGACGCCGTGTTCGCCAGAATGGTCTGGGTGGCGTTGAGCTGAAGCTCGTACTCCTTGAAGCCGTCGATGATCGGGTCGAGGGTGAACGACTTCACCATCGAGGCGGCCTGCGAGATGACGTTGCTCGCCAGGTTGCCGATCGCCACCGAGGCGGCGTTGGCCATGATGCTGAACCGAGTGCCGACGTTCTCGGCGGCGACGCCGAGGGATTCGAGGTCGATGTTCTTGACGGCGGAGCTGATCTGGTTCAGGCCGCTCGCCGAGATGTTCTTGTTCAGACCGTCGTCCAACTGGCGGAGACCGTCCAGAGACGACTTGATTCCGCTCAGGAACTGGTCCGCCTTGAACTTGAGCGAGACGATCCGCTCGTCGATCTTAGCCATTCTTCACCGTCCTCCAGACGCCCTCGGCGATCTCGTCCATTAGCGGCTTGATCGCCGGGTTGATGTAGTCACGTCCCTGAACCCACCCCCCTGTGCCGGTGACGTGGCCGTACTGGAGGATGATGGCGATGGGGACGCCGCGTACGACGTTAGTGTTCTCCCAGGAGAGGATCCACGTATCGCCCTTCCTGGTGACGGAGTAGGACCAGGACGACGCCGTCTTCCCGGTCTCGACGGGGGTGCTCGAGGCGAGCGCCTTCACTCCTTTGGCCCCGTACCTCGCCAGCTGCTGCTCGATCGACATCCGACCGAGTCGCTGGAGCCAGGTGGTGGTGCTGGAGTAGCTGCCGCTCGCCTCGAGCGTTATGCCTCCCATTTTGAGGTCAGGCGGCCTTGGCCAAGCCGCCGGATCCGTGCCACGACTGGTTCAGAGCCTTCTGAACCTTCGTGACCGTGTCGACGCCGAGGATGCCGTCCAGCTCGAGGGTCGAGTCGTCGCCGGGGATGTCGGAGTTGTTCCACCAGTGCTGGAAGCACTTCCAGGTCTTCCATCCGTCGACCCCGTCGACCACGAGCTTGTACTCGCCCGTGAGCTTCCGGATCTCGTAGGCGTCGAGCGCCCAGTTGAGGAAGGTCTGGAACCTCTTGCACGCCTCGGTCCAGGTCGCGTCGTCGGTGAGGCCCATGACGCGGCGGAAACGACCGCCGGTCTGGGAGCCCCAGACGCCGTCCTCGTCGACCCACCAAGAGGGCTTGACCGCGGGAGCGGCGGCCTTGCCCGAGGAGCCGGAGCTCCCCCATGCCGGGCGGATGACGTAGGCGATGCCGTAGGACCGCCTGCGCCTCCATACACCGTTGCCCGCGGACTGGGAGCCGTAGGCGCCGGACGAGGTGTTGCCCTCGATGGTCTGGAGGACACCGCCGCCGAGATTCGCCTCGACGATGCCGACATGGTCGGTGGCGACTGTGCTCTCGTCCCAGTCGAAGATGACGACGTCGCCGGGCTCCGCGTTCTCTGCGGACACGAAGTACGCGTCCGGGTGGTTGCGGATGTGCGCGATGGTGACGTCGGTGTTGTACGAGAAGCCGCCGATGGCGTCGAGCTCGCCGGCCTCGTCGAACACCATGCTCACGAAGAGCATGCACCACCAGATGGACTCGGACGGACCGGCGAGCCACTGCTGGCCCGTCTTCGCCGCCCAGTACCGACCCGCCTCGGACCCGGGCTCGGGATCGTCCGGGGCGTAGTACCCGATACGCCGAGTGGCGTTGTACAGAACGCTGGCCGCGCTCATGCGAGCACCTCCGGAATCTGCGAGATGTCGTCGGCCTTGTCCTCGAAGGGGTCCTTCTTGGACGGAGTGAGAGCGACCTCCTGTCGCTCGATGGGATCACTCATCGGTTACCTCCTATTTTGAGGTCATGGGATGACCGTCTCGACGCTCAGCGTCCCGGTGCCGGTGATGGTCTTGGGGACGGGGGGAATGGTGGTGTCGAGGAACTCGAACACGTAGATCCCGGCGTCCAGGTTGACGGTCGGAGTCGCCTTGTTGAGAAGGGCGCCCGGCTTGAGCAGATCCCCCTTCGAGACGACGGCGGGGCGAATGACGATGTCGCCCTTGAACTTGCTGCCGTAGCTGACTGCTGTGGCCATTGGTGCTCCTAGACTTGGATGGACTTGAAATTGGTGATGGCGGACGCGATCGTTCCCGTCGCTCCCTTGTCCGCCGCCGCTTTGGCGTGGTTGGGCCACCTCGTGATGTGCGAGACGATGGGCTTGCCGGAGGCCTTGAGCTGATCGTAGGTCTCCTTGGAGGCGTCCCACGTGATCGACAGGACGTCGAGGTGTTCACCGCTGGCGAAACCAGGCCACCAGGTCGCCGTCTTGCTCGACTCGTATGCGTACCCCCAGGCCCCGAAGCCGCGAGCGCGAGCGTCGTCGAACAGACTGAACAGGTCGCCGAAGAACTTGACGAGGACCCGTCCTTTGTACGGCTCGAGGATCTTGAAGAACTCGTCCCGCCGGTGATGGTTGTTCTTCGGGTCGAAGACGATCACCGTGCTGTTGCCGTACGTCTCGAGCAGCCACTTGAGGGTGCACGGCATCTTGTCTGGGAGGTTCTTCATCGCCTCCTGAACCTCGGCCCAGGTCATGTTCGACGTGTTCTTGTCAGGTCCGCCGAGCGACTTGAGGTTGTTGTCGTGGTTGGCGAACCAGACCCCGTCGGACGTACGCGCGCACGATATCTCGAGGGCGTCCATGCCGTACGCCATGGAATTGGTGTACGCCTGCTGGGTGCTCTCGGTCCAGGACGCCGAGCCCCCGCGGTGAGCGACCACGAAGTTCGGAATCCTGTACAGCTCGGCGAGCGAGGACGGCCCGGTGGGCATGACCCCCAGCTTGGCCGCCGGCTTCTCGGAATCGTTCTCGTACACGGAGACGCGCGCGGGGACCTCAGTCCCGTTCTGGTACCACGACGCCCCGGGAGTCGCCACGAAGGCGACCTTTGCGGTGAACGCGCACCAGGCGTTCGGGATCTGCCCCTCCCCCATGTTGCCCGGGGGCTGAGACGTGACGCCGAACCGGATGGCGGACCACGACCTGTTCGTCGACACCGAGTCGAGACCGTCGTACAGAATATCGCCGGCGACGGACCACTCCATGAGCTTGTTCGTCATGGGACCGTGCGACTGCGAGGCGATGTACGTGTCCTCGCCGACCGCCGGGATCGTGGTCTGCCAGTCGGTGACCCCGATCTCCAGCTCGCCATCGAACACGATCATGACGGCGTTCTGACGGGCGGTCCATCCGGCGTCCTTGTTGTACCACACGACGCCCGCCGTCTGGTCGGGGGCGGTGACCTTGCGGTGGGCGACGTATCCCGACCGATTCGTGCCGGCGATGGGGGACGCCGCATTGCCCTGCCAGCCGTCCGGAACAGAATATGGCTGCGCCGGACCGGCCAGCTGGGCGGAGGCGATGATGACGGCGGTGTCGCCGGGCTGCGAGGCTACCGTGAGCGGGGTTCCAGAAGCGTTAGCGGCGTTGGCGTGCGCTATGCCCCTGATCTTGGCGCTCATGCCACCCTGACGATCAGCGTCCCGGAGGGGGTGCCTGCGGGGACGGGATTGCCGACTCGGAGACGCAGGAACGAGCCGGGTCCAGCGGCACCGCCCCCACCACCGCCTCCTCCGCCGACGAGACTATCGGGAGTGATCTCGCCGGTGATCTTGATGAGTTCGAGATCGAACTGGCCGCCGATGGACTCCACGTTGTAGAACCCGTCGGGGAGCTCGAAGTCGACGTGGACGTGCGGCTGGATCATCCACCGCTCCGCACCCGTCTTGGCGCTGGTGTCCGCGAGGGGCGTGAGCACGAGCGTCGTGTTGGCCGCCTCCAGGATTCCCTTGATCTTAGCCATGTCTTCTCCTCACGGCGAGGCGCTGCTCGTTGAGCCTGTTGCGCTCCGCGATCCAGTCGTTCTGGTTCATCTTGCTGGGTTTCGGGTCCTGCTGGATCTGCGCGACCCTGATCAGCATCAGGAGACGACTCAGATGCCAGGTCTCGGCCGGCTGGAACGGGATCTGGCACCCGACCATCCAACCGTAGATGAGTTCCGACGTCACGAACTGACTAGAACCCTGCTGTCCGCGACGATCGGTGATCGTGGTGCCGGTCCGGCTCTCCTTGATGTAGTCCGCCACGGCGTCGAAGTCGGCCTGCCGGAAGCGGGCGATGGTGGTGTCGTCGATCGGTTCCGCCGACATGCACCGGATGTAGGACACGATCTCGGCCGGGGTGAGATCCTTACGGCCGAGGAAGTGCTTGTGCCAGATGGCCTCCCATTTTGAGAGGGAGACCAGGGAATGCTCCAGCGACAGCACTACCTCGGGCAAGTCGATGAAGGTCTCCGCCTCAGAGTCCCATCCTTCTTCGGCGGGCAGTCGTATCTGGAGCATTCCCTGGAGCCTTTCTACACGTTCGCGGCCTTGAGGAGCGGGATCAGCTCGGCGGGCAGCGGAAGCTCGGGGTCCTTGTTCTCCGTGCCGTACAGGATGTCCGACAGGGCCTTGAGGACCGCGGGCTTCTCGTAACGGCTGTCGAAGTACAGGTACGCCGAGGGCTTCTTGCCGGGCACGGGAACGGGGGTGCCGGAGAAGGACCAGGAGAACTCCTTCAGCGACGGGGAGTCGTTGATGGTGGCGTTCTCCTGCGACGACGGGCTGGCCAGGCAGCCGTACGCGATGTGGATGCGGTAGCCGAACGCGGTGCCCTTGTCGTCGTTCACGATCGTGGTGCGCCACGAGAAGCCGAACGGGATGCGGTCCTGGCCGGTGACGAAAGATCCCTTGAGGGAGTCGTCGAGGTACGCGGTACCGTCGCACTCCGAGAAGTTGGGCGGGAAGTCGAAGGCTTTGATGGTGCCCTTGAAGTTCTCCGCCGACATCAGGGTGAGGTACTTGATGTCGTCGGCGTAGTTGTCGTTGGCCTCTCCGCCCTCGGGCTCGGTCGAGACGCCGGTCAGACCGCCCCAGGCCTGAGCGGTCTTGTACTTGCCCGAGTTGTCCTTGCGGTAGATGACACCGTACTTGGTACCGGTCTCGCCGAAGCGCTTCCCGGACTCGTCCCATGTGAGGACAGCCATGTTTCCTCCTAGTAGTAGATGTTGACCACGTCGTGCCGCATGCGGTCGACGACGTAGCTCGTCTTGAAGGTCGCCATGGGCCACTCCATGAGAGCGTCCACGACGGGGTTCGAAGGCTCCTGCGACACGACCGAGATCTGCCACTCTCGAATGACGTGGTACGGGATGTCGTCGGCGTGAGTCACGTCGTAGTCCACCCGCTCGTAGATGATGGCCGGGAACCGGAGCGCCAGATTCTCGGGAGGCTGGTGGTAGACGTTGGTGCTCCCGAGAAGCGACACCAGCTTCTGATGGAGTTCGAGTCGTCGTTCCTCGGGGGACACGATTCACCCTCCATTTTGAACGTTGTACAGCTCGCCGAGCGTGAGCACGATCCGCGGCCGCTTGAAGTCGGCGTACGCGACCGTCCACAGCGCCCCCGCCCACTGGCACCACCGTATGGCGAACAGGTGCTGGAAGGCGTAGGCGTCCCCCACGATCGAGATGACCGCGTTGGTCTTGAGAGTTCCGTTAACGGTCTCGCCGTCGTTGTAGCGGCGCGACGCGGTCGTGACCGTCCCCCGGTACCTGCGAGGCGTGATGACCTCTTGCCAGATACCGGGGGACGTCTCACGTGTCTCGGCGAAGCCGATCTCGCCGAAGTAGCGCATCCTACTTCAGGATGGGCAGCTGCGGGTCGGCGGCCTTCTTCGGGTCGGGCACCATGACACCGGTCAGAGGCGTCGGGGTGCCGGTCAGGAGGATCGCGGTCCCCGGGGCGCTCAGAGCACCCGACAGACGAGTCTCCAGAAGAGCCTTCTTCTGGTTCACGTCGATGTCGAAGGCCTCGAACTGGGTCAGCTGGCCGCCATTGTCGGTGCCGCTCCAGTAGTCGCTCGGGTTGACGATGACGCCGAAGATGTCTCGCGCGCCGGCCTCGGTAACGGTCTTAGCGTTGCGCAGGTACGGCACGGTGACGAAACCGGCCAGACCCATCTTATCGGCCAGCTCGGCCTTCGAGGAGTACAGGGCGCGCCCCTGCTTGTCCTTGGCGTGGAGCAGGCGGGCGATGGTCTGGGAGGCGCCGTAGAAGTACGGCATACCCTCGCCCATGTAGGCGTCCATGATGAGGGACACCTCCTCCACCGCCGAGGAGTCCTCCAGCTTGAGGCTGGCGTCGGACATCTTGAAGCGGCGGGTGTACCAGTCGTCGTCCGAGACGATCGGGCGGATCCGGTTCTCCAGGATCTTGTCCGGCGACCCGGCGGAGCGGCCGTCGCCGAGGAGCATGGCGCGGGCGAGCTCCTCGTTCATCTTCCGACGGAGCAGGCTCCACAGGTAGTTCCAGACCTGGAAGTTCTGGACGGCGGAGAGGTCGATCTCCGTGTCCCTGTCCAGGCGGGTCTTGACGTACACCGTGTGGGGGCTGGTCTCGCGCTGGTTGATCTCGGTGACGATGTCCAGCTTCCGCGAACCGGTGATGTAGCCACGGGCCCTCAGCTCGTCCGGGGTCAGATCCGCGTAACGCGGCTTGAACCGGGAGTACGGCAGCTTGCGGATGCCGCCGAGCAGCTGGGTGACCCAGGTCTGGTCGCGGTCGATGACCTTGATCTCGCCGGTGGCCTGCGCCTCCGGGAACAGGACCTCGGGCGACTTCAGACCATAGGTCTCGGCGTGGGCCAGGTAAGCCGCCCGGAACGAGCCCAGAGCGGTGATGTCGTGACCGATCGCGGCCCGTGCGGCGTCGATGTCGACGTCGCTCCTGAGGGTGGCGGTGCCGCCCTCGAAGACGTTGTGCGCCACGTCTTCCTCCTTCTTGTCGTTGTCGTTGTCGTCGGAGTCGTCCTCACCGGCCTTCTTGAGGGCGGCCTCGACGATGACGGCGACGGCCTCCTTCTGGATGTCGGAGAAGTCGTTCCAGATGTCCTCCACCGTCTCCTCGTCGTCCTCTTCGGAATCCCCGCCGTCGGACGAGTCCGAACCACCGTCATCGGCGTGCGACAGGGCGTCCCCGAAGACGGCCACGAAGGCCTCCGCGTCCTCGAGATCCCCGTAGCTGTGCTGGATGAACACCTCGTCGATCTTCGCCTCGGGATTGGCGCCCTTGAGGACGAGCGAGATCTCGGCGAGATCGGCGTGGGTGACGACCGTGCCGTTCTTCTCGACGCCGGTGGCGAAGACGGACAGACTGTTGAGCGTCCCGTTCTCCACCCTGGTGCGAGCGGACCGCCCCTCAGGAGTGTCGTCGAAGAAGATGTCGGCGCGCACCCCCTCGGGCATGTCCTTGACGAGGGCGTGGCCGAGAACGTTGCTGATCGACTGATGGTTGTGCTGGAAGACGACGGTCACCTTGTCGCCGTCATTGCGTGCGAAGGCTCCGGGGGCCAGAGTGAGGCCGTCCGAGCAGGTGACGTTGTACCTCGTCGCCCACCCGGAGACATCGGGCTTCCGCTTACCTCCCATTATGACTCCTCTCCTGGATCGGCGTATGGCCGGGCCACGGAGGGTCGGGCCGCCGACGTCTGATTGTTGATGTTGGCGTTGACGAGCTCGTCCGCGCGCGGGTCCTCGGACGCGATGAGTCCGATCTTGTCGCGCACCTCGTTGGAGGACATGATCTCCGCGGAGGTGAGCGCCTGGGCCAGGTCGCCGAGCTGCCCCATCGGAACGAGCCTGAACGGATCCCTGAACCAGGCGATGCGCTGACCCTGAGAGCGGGCGGTCCTTCCGAGGAAGGTGCCCGTCATGGCCTTGGCGATCTCGTCGAGAATGGGATTCACGGTCCGGTTGTAGTACGTGAGCATTTGGAGCTCCGTGGCCTTGCCCATGAACACCTCCTCGCTGACCCCAAGCGACGAGTACACCTGATTGGTGAGCCAGGTTACCTGGTCCATCAGGTTGTTCGTCGACGCGCGGTTGAGCTGAATGACCTGCCCGCCCGGATCGAGGAACGCGAACCCGTACTTGCTGTTCTCCATCTGCTGCTCGAGCTCCTGCTGACGGAGCTTGGCGCGCTTGGACCGCATCTCGGAGTTGACGACGTACGGCAGCTGGATGAGGACATCGAGCTTGCCGGACCCCGACTGCTTGTCGATGGCGTCCAGGATGGAGAGCTTGCTGATGAGGCGCTGAAGGTCCGAGTTGGGCCGGTTCATCACCTCGTACATGGGGTTGTTGACGATCGCGACGATCTCCTTGGGGAGGACGATCTGCTTCCGCTGCCCCGATCGGTCGTCGTACAGATCGACCTCGACGTGGCGCGGATACCACTTGGACACCCGGCCCACGCGGAGGGAGTCGATCTCGTACGAATCGGTCGAAGTCGGGTCTGCGGAGGTGTCGACGGCGACGAGGGCGGCCGAGCCGTTCTCGAACATGGTCCAGACGAGCTCCTGCACGAGGCGGTCCCAGGTCTGGTCGATGTTCGCGTACAGCGAAAGCCTCTCGCCGAGACGAGACGTTTTGTCACTAGCGTAGGCGCCGCTCTCGTTGACGCGGACGTGCTTGAACGACACGCTCGCGACGTCGAGCGCGATCTGGTTGTACAGCTTCGCGACGATCGAGTCCTTGGACACGAAAGACGGGAACATGCTCCTGGACTGCCCTGTGGACACGGCGCCGACGTCGTCGGGGACCCTGCCCTCGAGCTTGAAGGCGGACCAGGCCCGCCGTATGCGGTCAGTGATGGCCATGGGCCTCCTTCACTCGAACAGCTCGCGGTGGTTCTTGTACGCCACATAGGCGTCCATGAGGGCCGCCACGGCGTCGATCTTCTGGTCCCGGCGCTTCTTGTAGAGCTTCCGGTTCCCGTTGGTATCCTCGAGGGTGATGCAGTTCCCCATCGCCCAGCCGAACAGGTCCTGATCGAACAGGAGCCGCCGGTCGGTGGCGAGGATCTTGATCTCCCCGAGGGGGACGGACTCCGTCCTGGCGCCCTGGATGACCTTCTCGATCCCGTAGGGGCCGTTCTCGGTCTCCCAGCGCTTGATGAAGTCCTTCGCGTTATACGGGTCGTACCCGACGGACACGACGTCGTACTCGTTCTCCTCGATGAAGCGCCATAGGTCCTCGTAGACGTCCATCATGTCGAGGACGGCCCCTTCGAGGACTTGCAGTCCGCCCTCCTCGATGAACGTGTCGTACTTCAACCGCATGGCGGCCGGCAGCAGCGACAGCGTCCTCGAGGATATGTAGCAGTGCGTCTTCACGCCGAACGTCCCGTTCTTGTTGGGGAACAGGAACGTGAACGCGCAGAAATCGTCGCCCTGCGAGAGGTCGGCGCCCATCGCGCACTGCATCCGCCAGTACTCCTTCTTGCGGTGCGGGAGGGTCTCCTCGTACGTGAAGTAATAGGTGTACCCCTCCATGGGGATCCCGAACCGCTTCGCGAGAATATCGTTCCGCAGCGCCGGATTGGCCTCGGCCCTGGCGACGGCGCGCTCGTAGGTCTCGTAGGAGACCGTGATCCCGATGTTCGGGTTGGCCTTCATCCAGGTCGCCGGATCCGGGACCTCTTTGATGTCGTCCAGGCGGTAGTAGAATATGGAGGTGTGGGGATCCTCCTCCTCACCGCGCAGGATGCGCATCAGCTCCATCTTCTTGGTGTCGCCGACGCCGTTGCGGACGGTGCCCTCTGACGAGGTGGCCACGATGAGCCAGCCCTCGACCTTGGACGCCCCCTGCTCGAGCGCCTCGACGACGTCCTCGCGGGGGGCGCCCGCCAGCCAC